CGTGGCGAGGTCTTCACCCGAAGCCGCCGCGAGGTTCATGATACCTTCGATACCGTTCAGCATGTCGGAGGTCTTCCATCCGGCCATGGCCATGTATTCCATTGCTGAAGCTGCCTCGGATGCGGAGAACTTGGTCTTTGCACCCATCTCACGGGCTTTCGCACGAAGCTGGTCAAAGTCATCCCCAGTCGCACCGGAAATGGCAGAGACCTTGCTCATCTCGGAATCGAAATCGGCTGCGGTCTTCACTGCGGCAGTACCAAGACCGGTCACTGCTGCGGTCACCGGCAGGAACTTCTTACCGACATTCTCCACAGAAGATCCGATGTTCTGGAGCTTTTCTCCGGCTTCATCAATCTTGGCCAGAGTCGCATTGGTAGTAGCCGCCTGGTCCTGTAAGGATCGCAGACTCTGTTCGGTCTCCACGATCTCACGCTGGAGGGCATCGTACTGCTGCTGGGTGATCTCACCATTGGCAAGCTGCTCATTAGCCTGCTGTGCGGCAGTCTTCAGAGTTGCCAGCTTTTCCTTGGTAGCTTCAATGGCATCCTTAAGCATCTTCTGCTTCTGGACGACCAGTTCTGTATTGGAAGGGTCCAGTTTCAGGAGTTTGTTGACATCCTTCAGTCCGGACTGCGTCCCCTTGATTGATTTGTTTACACTTTCCAGTGCTTTGGAGAGCTTTGTGGTATCGCCGCCGATCTCAACGGTGATGCCTTGGATTCTGGATGCCATTTGCGTAACCACCCCCCTCATAGGCATGTAAAAAGCCCATCTGCACAGGGCAGACAGGCCAAAAGCGGTATTTGAATCAAAAGCGGTCGAAATCCGACTGACTTGCCAGCTCTTTATACGGATAGTCGTCGTTCTGCCGCTCCGTGAACATATCATTGACCAACCCGATGGTCAGCAGGTCGAGGTCGGCGATGCTGATACCGAGCTGCACACAGCGCAGCAGAAAGAGCGGGGTGGTCATTTCCCGCTCACTTTTGCGAGGTTTTTTCTGGATTCCACCTCCGTCTGCACATTCAGGCCCCACAGTTCGATCAGCTGGGGCAGGATCTGGTAAATGGAGAAGGTGTTGAACTGGTCCAGGAACTCTTCCGGGCTGTCCGGCACATTCGCGGGGTCAGCATGACGTGCCATCAGCCATGCCAGATCCTCGAACATCTCCAGACTGAACAGGTCGAGGTTGGAATTGTCCTCATCATTCTCTCCCACGCTCTTTTCCAGCTGGCGCAGGTCTTTGTAAATGTCACGACCGAACTTGATGCGGTACAGGCGAGGCACGGCGGCACTTGCCTTAAAGGTGACTTCCTTGCCATCGATCTCGATTTTCTTTGTAACTGCCATAATCGTAATCCTCCAGAATTTCATGTAAAATTGGCAGAGCCGAAGCCCTGCCGTATATCGTGTTTCTTACTCTGCCGGGTCAATGCTCACCAGTGCATTACCGCCACTCACAGTCGGCAGCTTCCCATCCCACTTCTGAATCTTCTGGTACTCGATCAGCGTATCGGACAGGCTTTCTGCCAGTTTGCGGTTTGCCTCTGCCTGTGCGTCTGCGGCAATGGAAGTCTTCTGGGCTTCCGCCTCTGCATTGGTGATCGCCACCTGCTTATCCGCTTCCGCTTTGGCAATGGCGGCTTCATTCTCAATCTTCTGCTTATCTGCATTCTGCTGTGCAATAGACTTCTGCTGGATAGCTTCGTTATAGGCATCCTCAAAATCCATGTCGTTGATGACAACCTTGTTCACAAACACAACATCATCGCCGTATTTTTGCACGAGAGACTCTGCCAGCTTCTGCTGTGCCAGAGGCTCGATCTTGGTGCGGTTGGTTACCTCATTGGGACCAAGTTCAGCCATTGCAGACTTGATGGCAGATGCCACCAACTCGTCACCGACCAGATTCTTGATGTCGGACACATTCGCATACAGCCATGCACTCTTCTCAGGAAGCACCTGATAGGTCACGATGACATCTGCGGCATACACAGGCGTCTTGTCGGAGGCTTCACCCCATACCTGCGCTTCGATATGCTTATCCTGCTGCTTGTTGTTGACCTTGTGAATACTCTGCACAAAGGGAATGCAGAAGTTGAGCTTGCCGCTCTGGATGGTGGTCTCCTGGATCTGACCAAAGCTGGTCTTCACGCCGGTGTAGCCGGTGGGAATGATGTGGAACGAGCAGACAGCCAGCACCAGAACGATAATCACTGCGAACAAAGGAAAAATCTTCTTCATAATCGTATACCTCGTTATAATAATGTAAGCAGAGCCGAAGCCCTGCGGTGTGTATCGGTCACTTAGCCCTGCGGCTCCTCGGTGTGACTGGTGTCTTCGGTGTCCACAGCTTCTGCCTGCGGCTCATAGACCGCATCGTACCACTTGTTATAGACATCATCGGTGGTGTTGGTACCGGTCTTTGCCTTGACATAACCGTTTGCCAGAGGGGTAGCCTGCAGGTTCAGGGTGTCCGTCTTGACTTCCTTGCTGTCCTCATTGGTCTCACCCTCGATGGACGGACGGCTTGCCACACAGTTGTACAGCACATGACGGATGTGACGCTGGTCGCCATCGAACTCGAACAGGAAGGCGAAATGCTCCAGTTCCACATTGGCGTTCTCAGCAAGCACGCCGTTGCCATCCAGTTCCTCATGCATGATGTCCGTGAGGAAGCTCTCCGGGATCAGCGCGATCTCCAGATCACCCTCGTAGCCGGAGTTGTTATTCACGACATAGTAAGCGATATTATCCGCATAGAACGGCTCGATCTCGCCATTGGCATCCATCGAAAGACTGACTGCACCGGGGATGCGGACCGGCTTTGCATAAGTGACGCTGCCATCTTCGTCAAAGGTTGCCTTGGCATAATGGCAGTTTTTCAGGCCAAATTTGACCTTATTGCTTTTCTTCGACATAGGTTATTCCTCCTATCGCCCTGCGGCCGGCTTATACGGTCAGCTCATATAGGACTTCATACATCTTTTCGGTTTCGATCCAGACCTCGCTTTTCTCATAGTAGAGTTCGTGTGCGGTCAGGACTTCTTCAATATTTGCTTCCATATCCGGGTCTTTGTAATCGGTGTACACCTCGATGTCCAGCCGGTTGAAATGGTGGTACACAAGGTTATCCGCACCGAAATTCTCGGCTTTCGGATACAGAAAGCAGATAAACGGTGGATCAGGGCTCTCCCCTTCTGCGAAATGGTCATACGCATAAGGAAGCCCCATCTCCTCCACCAGAGCTTTTACTTCTTCGTGGGTCATTGGTTTCTCCTCACTTCAATGCCTTTTCGATCAGGGACTGGAGCTGCTCGATACCGGCCTGCTCTGCCGGAGCGATATGTGGTCTTCCCGCCACACGACCGCCGCCGCGCTTGGCATGACCTTTTTCCAGAAGATGCGCCAGCTGGTAGCGGTTCTTGGAATGCACCACCATCTGAAGGCTCTGGCTGGATTCGGACTGTTTGGTCGCCACCCAGCTTCCTTTGTATGCGCCCGTTCTGGACGGTGCATTGGCCGAAATCTGGTCTTTAACCGTTTTGGCAGACTTACGGACTGCCTTCTTGACCTCGGTGGAGGCAAAGGTCGCATATTCTTTTAAGCCCTCGTTGATGGCATCTGCCATCTCATCGATGCTGACGGTTCTGCTCATCCGGCTGCCTCCTTTCCAGTCTGCAATCGATTTTCAGTTTCTTCTTCTGATAATTCATCGGGTCAACAGATTCGATATTGTAAAGCTGCTCCCGGAAGCGGATGCGGAATCCGGTGGAAGTTAATCCTCTGGTCTCACTGCACCAGCGAACCGTAAACACCACGCTCTTTTGTTCGGCTGTGACCTCACCCTCTTCTTCCTGCGCCTGATAGGTCGAAGCGTAGGCAAAGCAGGTGAAATATTCCTCCCATGTGTTCCGATGGTTTCCGACCTTATCGGTCACGACCGTGCTTTTCTCAATCGTGATCCGCTCATTCAGTTTTTCGATCATCAGAACACCCCCTCCCTCACAGCAAACAGAATGGAACGAAGCGTCAGCATCAGCTGCTTATGGTCAGCTTCGTCCCGGTGTTCATAGAGATACCCCAGCGCATACAGAATCGCCACACGGCAGGTGCTGCGCAGGGCTTCCAGTTCCCTTGTGGGCTGTACTCCGTTCTCGGCATCCCGGTCAGCGGCATTGACTGCCTCCCACTGGTCTTCCGATAATCGGCCCACGTCCTTGCACATCTGCTCCGCAGAAGATAAAAGGATGCCGATCAGGGCATCCTCATCACTGCTGTCCACGCGGAGATAGGTCTTCGCTTCGTATAACGGAATCAGTGCCATAACCGGCTCCTCCTTTCCTGGCTTTCTTAGCCCTGCGGTGCCATCTGCAGAAGCTGTACGGCTTCGGGCAGGATCAGCTTGCCATCCACACGCTGGGTGGTCAGGAAACCGACCTGATCAGTACGGGCATACAGCTCGTTCAGACGGCGGAAGGTGCGATTCTGGCGGTCAGCCACCCAGTAGTAGCTGTAATCGCCAAAGGCCATGACCTTGCTGCCACCCTTGATCTCCGGCATGAAGGCGGAAGTCTTCAGCGGACGGTTCAGCAGGGTATCAGGCTTGCCGATCTCCAGACCCGGCTTCCAGATATAGTTGCCGTTGTTGTCCTTGATGGTCATCAGCTGCAGCACCAGGGCTTCGTTGCAGAGGAACTGTGCCTTCTTGCGGTACGGAGCCTTCAGTGCGTAGTAGAGCTTGAAGATCTCATCAAAGGTGACGGCGTCCTTCTTGCCGGCGGTCACACCGACCTTGGCACCGCCGGTCTCAGCCAGCAGACCCAGAGGCTTGCCCACACCGTCACCGGTGATAAAGGCGCGCTCCTCTGCGTTGCCCATACGCACACCGAAACGGCGGGCAATATAGGCAGCGAGGTCGAATGCGGAATCGTTCAGCAGCTCATTGGAGATCTTGATCATAGTGCCCAGCTTGTACGCAGACAGCATGGTCTGACCGAAGGTGGTATCGCTCTCCGGGATCTCCTCGCCCTCATCGATCCAGCTTGCCTCACCGGTATCCTCCGCGATGGGGATCTTGCGGGTGCCGGAGCTGGTGCGGATGACGGTTGCCAGGCCACGGAAGATGTTGTTCTCCTCCAGCGCCTCCACCAGCTTCTTCTCGAACTCATCGGGAACGGTAAAACCGCCCTCGGTGTCCTCGCCCACAGACAGGGCATTGCGGACCTCTCCGTAATGGCCACGGTTGCGGATCATATTCCAGAAGTTCTCGGCATACTCGGCAGTGGCGGTCGGCTTGACATCCTTCTTGGCACCGTTCTTCGGGTCAGCATGGACAGGGTTGGAAGTCGGTGCGGACAGCTGTGCCTCGATCTGTGCCTGCTGTTCCAGCCGCTCGATCTCAGCACCCAGGTCCTTGACCTCCTGTGCCATCTTGTTGTACTGCTCCACGGCATCAGCCTTTACCAGACCATTCTCGCCGCGGTTCTTCTCCAGAAAGTCCTTGGTCTGCTCCCAGAGAGTGTTGCGCTTGGTGCGCAGTTCCAGAATCTTACTCATAGTGCGTTTCCTCCATAAATTTGTGATGGTTGATTGGATATAAAAACAGCCTGAATGCACATCACTTCATGCACTCAAGCTGTTTCATCAGGATATTGTAGGGGATGCTGCCATCCTCGGTCTTGCCGTCCATGTCAAGGACAGGGCCGGAGTTCGCAGGCGGTTCTGCCGGAGGTGTCGGCTCTGCGGACGGTTTCGGGTCAGCAGGCGGCTCCTTCGGCTCAGTGTGTTTCTGACCCACATCTTCCGGCTTCACACCCAGACGGTTCAGGACGATTAAATCCATCTGACGGCTGGAGAAAAGGTGCCCTGCCGTATCCTTCTGGAACGGCTTCTTTTCTCCGCCCTCGCCCGGTTCACTGTCGGGGTCTTCTTCCGGATTCTCCGGGTCTGCCGGGTCACTGTCCGGCTCCTCCTCTTTCTTTGCAAAGAGGATCTCGTCTGCAAAACCCAGCTCCACCGCCTTCTTCGCATTCATCCAGGTCTCATTGCTCATGAGGTTGGCGATGCGGGCGTGGCTGAGGCCGCTCTTTGCAGCATAGGCATTGATGATGCTCCCCTTGACTTCGGTCAGCACTTCAATGGCCTTTTCCATGTCCTTGGTGTTGCCCATCGCAACGGTGCTGGGGTCATGGATCATCAACATGGCAACCGGACTCATCTGGACAGTATCACCGGCCATTGCCACAACGGATGCTGCAGATGCCGCAATCGCATCGATCTTGACTGTGATGCTGCCCTTGTAGTCCTTAAGCATGGTATAGATCTCGGCAGCGGCGAACACATTGCCGCCCGGAGAGTTGATCCAGACGGTCACATCCCCCTCGCCGGATTCCAGCTCATCCCGGAACATCTGCGGCGTGATCTCATCGCCCCAGAATGATTCCTCATCGATGGGGCCTTCCAGCCGGAGGATTCTGGTATCGTCACTGTTTTTGATCCAGTTCCAGAATTTCTTCATCGGGTTCTCCTTCTTTCATTCTTTCGTGGCTTACTCTCACTCAGCCGGTTATCGCTGTCGGGTTCTTCTTCCGGGTCGGGCTGTGTTTCTTTCGGCTGATTCTGCTGGACTGCGGCAGCTTTATTCTGCTGCGCCACCCCTGCATCTTTCAGCTTCACATAGCCGCCGTTCAGGTAGTAGTCGTCACCTCCCTCCTCTGCCGGGATGAGATCCATGTTCTCCAGACGATGCACATCATTCGGAGAGAGAAAGCCGTTACTGATGCCGGTCGCATAGCCGTTCATCCGGCTCTGGTAGTCGCCTCGGAGCAGACCATCTACATTGAATTTCGGGAAGTAGGTATCCTGCTCCTCTTCCAGCAGCAGATCCTTGATGATACCCTGCTCGATGCGGACAAGCCACGGGG